CGCGGATTTTACAGCCTTTTGCGACAACCGAGTGAACACACAAAATTTCTGGCATTTGTCAGCCTGGAAAGCGAGATTGAATCCCGAAGAATTAGTTAGTGCGATTTTCGCCCTGCACGCCACAAAGAAGTACGACAAGATTGGAATTGAGAAGACAACGTACACAGACGGATTGAAGCCTTTCTTGGACGCCGAGCAGAGGAGAAGGAACGTGTTCTTGCCAATCGTTGAACTTTCACACAAAGAAATCAACAAGCAAGTGAGAATTCGAGGATTGATTCCAAGGTATGCGTCAGGTTCAATCTTCCACATTGAGGGACAGTGCAAAGACCTTGAAGATGAAATGAGGACGTTCCCATTGGATGCACACGACGACGTATTGGATGCCACGGCTTATCAGTTGCAGATTGCGGACGATTTATTAGAAATTTATTCGCCATCAATTAACGAGTCGTTTGACAGACACGACTTGTTCTAAAACAAAACATGGAAAAATCAAAATTAACCGAGGATAAAAAGGTAAAAGAGCCGATTCTCTACTCTCCACAAGAGAAGCTCTATCTTACCAACCTACAAAATAGATTGAGTCGTGCACGTGACGCCCGCGACACACCTCGAGTTGAATTTGATGGCATGACTTATGGAACTTATTGTGAGGAGAATCGCAAACTCGCGAATTCTTTCATAAAGCCTAAGCTAAACAAAGAAGATTCAAATTACCAGTCAGGAACGGTCAGGAAGAAGATGCTCGACATCTTGGCCGCTTTAAATAACCTTGACCTTGGGCCAGACGTGAACGCTTTTGACAAATCCAACATCGAAGTTGCCGGCTTTGGCCAGAGTTTAGAAGACATCAATTGGAAGACAGAGGAACTGGACGGTGATGAAGAGAAGAAAATGTTGAGGCAGTACACGATGATGGAACAGGGAACGGTGTTCTGCAATGAAGACTGGATTGAGAAAGTTGGAATTAAAAAAACAATTTCAAAACCTTTTGACGGTTCAACTGCCGAATGGGGACACCGACTTGAAAAAGTGTTTGAAGGAGCGTCTCGTGACATTATACAAAACGAGAAGGTCTATCTTGGAGATTTGACCGTGTTTGACATTAAAGAACAGCCATACATCTTCACCACAGAAGTTGTGCCTTATGATGTGGCTGAACAGATTTATGGACAATGGGCAAGGTGGAAGCATGTTGACTGCCATCGGGTTCACTTCATGAACAACGAACGTGATGAAAGCACGCTTTATAATTCAAATTGGCTGTTGTCGGATATTGAGGACAATCAAGTTGAAATCATAAAGTACCAAGACAAGCCAGGAAACGAATACCAAATCATCATAAACTCCGTTCCAATGTTGCCTCTCGGCTTCCCAATGCCTTGGAAGCATGGCGAATATTCCTTGGTAAAGCAGATTTATTCAATCATTTCTGCACAGTTCGCTTATGGCAAGAGTTTCCCCGCAACCACACGTCTGCAAATCGCGGTGTGGGACGAAATGTTGAAGTTGATGGTCTTGAAGACACAAAAGTCATTCAAGCCACCAATGGCCAACAACACCGGCAAGAACATGTCTTCAAGAGTTTTGATGCCATCTGTTATCACGACAGGAGTTGACCCAACCAAACTTACTTATATAGACCCCGAAGGTTCACGTGGCATCAACCAAGGAGAAGTTGCCGCCATGAACATCATAAGACAGAATTTAGATGAACTCACAGTAAACCCTGTATTCTCTGGTCAGAATCCCGAAGGCAAGCAGACTGCAACACAAATTGTTGAAGTGCAAAGGCAGGCGAGATTGATGCTCGGTTTGACCATCTTCGTAGCCTCGATGTTGGAAAAGAAACTGTCAGAACTCCGCATGATGAACATCCTTGAACATTGGTTTGACCCTATGGATGATACCTTTGATGCTCAAAAGCAAACTTTGGTTCCAAAGTATCGAACATTTGCTCGCCGTGTTCCTATTGGAGGACAAGGAATGGGGCAGAGGATTGTGAGGGTTGTTGATGAAAACAAGAGTGCATATGAACTTTTCAAAGAAGAAGAGAAAATTACAGAGGAGACTGGAATTCCAACCCGGATTGCAGAATTGAATGCAACGATAATCCGAGCCAGCCGATATGCCCTGTATGTGACGATTGTGGCGAGAGAAAAGAGGACTGGACCGGCCGCAAAGTTGATGTTCCGAGAATTCCTACTCGATTTGCAGTTATTCGATAAACCAGAAGCTGGATTGATAGTTGATTGGGGATATGTGGCAAGTCGATTCGCCACAAATTGGGAGGAGAATCCCGAGAGAATATTCAAACAAGTAGACCCTGCCACCATGGTTGACCCAACTGGCGAGGGGGCAAATCCCACGCCCCAACCCCAGAGTCGTGGTAGAGCCAAAGTGAATGTTAATGTGGGAGCGCCGGTTGCATGATAAAATTCATAGAGTGGTTGCGAGATTGGTGGGACACACCTTCACAGAGAGTCCAAGACAAGATTTACAATCAATTGCAGGACAAAGCGATGATGTCGATGAAGCCGATTTTTGAGGCAAACAGGCACTACATCGCATCGATTGGAGTGGAAGATTTCGACGAGTACCTTACAACATTGAGTGAACAGGAAAAGAAAGATTATGAGGCCGAAGCTTCCGTAATCTTCAAGAACAAAGTCTTTCAGCGCGAGTTGAAACATTTGGAGTCCTTGCAGGCACGGTACGTTGCGGCTGAATGTGAAAATTGGGAGCGAAACCTCGTTGGACGCGGTACGATGAACGGAATTGGATTGATTCTTGACCGATTTGAAACATTAAACGCCAGGCATTTAGAGAATACCAAGCCACCAGAAGGGTCAGACCCTCATGGCTTGATGCCAGGCGAATGATGAAAAGGTCGAGAATACAATTAATATAAATAAAAGAAAATGCCAGAAACAATTATAGACAAAGACGGTAAAGAGCACGAAGTCAAGACGCAAGACGAAATTGATGCTCTTATCTAAGAAGGTTCTACTAAGGCCGTAGATGCGGCTAAGGCAGAGATTGAGAAAGCCTTCAACGAGAAGATTTCAGCCACAGAGACCGCAATGAACGCCATAAAGACCGAACTTGAAGCCGCCCGCGAAGCTCTTGGTAAAGCAGGAGAAGGTACGAAGGATTGGGCTTCGGCCAGAACACAAATCAAGACCTTGGAACAGAATCTTGAAAAGTTGGCCAAAGAGAGGACTGAAGAAAAGGAGAACTTTTCCAAAGAAATTCGAGGCGTGCGCGAGTCCGTTTTCAAAGGCCAAGTTGATGCCATGGTTGACAATCTGTCAGGCGACGACAAAGCTTTGAAGGACAAGTTGTTGTTCCATTATGGTAGACTTGCCGGAGACGTGAACTCTGAAAAGGAAGCCGCAGAGAAGTTGAAAGACGCTTACTTGCTCGCTACGGGCAAACAAGCACCAAATCCATTAAACGTAGCGCGAGGTGGTCACGGAGGTTTTGCTCCGAAGTCGAACGAACTACCCGCAAAAGAATTAAGTGAACTTGCCTCCAATTTTGGACTATCTAAGGAGAACGTAGAGAAGTTTTCCAAGGTAGCACAAGAGAAAAAGGCTAAGAAATCCTAATGGCAGATGAACTAAAACCAAACACAGGTGAGACGATTGTTGTGAACAAAGAAGCTTTGGACACTTTGATTGCCAAAGTTGACAAACAGGCCGAGGAAATCAAGAAACTAACATCCATCTCCGATAAGGGAAGGCTTGCTCATTGGGATTCACAGCACAAAGATTCAATTCCCAAGCAGTATTATTTGAACGCCATTGATGGCAAGATAGTTCTCTCTTGGACTTTAGTGAAGAACAAAGTTTGGAAGGAGCGAGGAGAGAATGGACGATGGCGAGAAGACCAGACAATGGAAGTGTCGTTCGAAGATGAAACAAAGAAGTTAATGCCTTATGTTGAGTTTACGGCTGACTTGCAAAAAGTTCCAGCCAGTCTCGTAGAATCTCGCCAAGTTGGTCAGAAATTCTACTTAAAGGTTCGAACGGAGGCAGGTAAAGAGATTAAAATAGATTCTCTCTTTATCAATTAATATTATTAAATCGAATGTTTTTTATGGAAACAAAGAAAACACAAGTCAAAAAGCCTGTCAATGTGGCAAAGAAGCCAGTTGGAAAGCAGGCTCCCGTTGCTCCGAAAAAGCCGGCAGTTGTTAAAGCACCTGTGAAGGCAGAAGTCGCAAAGAAGACGCCTTCGGTGACCCAGAAGATACAGCAGAAGGTAGCAGTGGCAAAGGCATTGAAGTTGCCTGTGGTAGACAAGGTTCAAGTGGTGAAGGTTATGGATGTTGGACACACCAAGACACAGTTTCATTGCAAAATGGCTAACGGCACAATGGTGCACGTAGACAAGTCGAAATTTGCAAGCCAGAATATCAATGAGTTAAACGGCGTCAAATAAAATGGCACAATTCTACGAACAGCAGAAAATCAAAGAAATTCAAGAGGATGGCGACCGAGTAACGTTGATTTTGGACTCTGGAGACCAAGTGGAGAT